ATCGTTGTTTTTAGGGGAAGACTAGTTCTTCCCTTTTTTTGTCTATATTTATATCCATATACATTAAAATGGTGGTAAATAAACCCATAAACTTAGATAACATATTTTCATTGTTTTCGCCTGAAGGGGAGATAGGGAAGGATAGTGATAAAGTTTTTATAGATTTAACTCAAAACCCTGTTTATTTAATAGGGATGTATAAAAAATTAGTTATTAACTATGCTAAATCAAGTCATAAAATTGTAGAATCTTTGAAAATATTAAATCCTCAACTAGACCTGCAAGACGTAGTAGAAGCCGGTGATTATATACTTTTTAATAAGGCATATGGATACATAGAAAATGTAACTTTAGATAATTCCGAACATATAAAAGCACTAAATAAATTATCAGATGATGATTTAATTTTTACTTTAGAATATGGAATTCAATATTTTATAAAAGAAGAACAGTATGAAAATTGTTACCATTTAACAGAAATTTTAAAGAAAATAAAAGAATTTTTAAAATAATTTGGAGTATTTGGTATTTGTTATTATTTTGGAGGTGTTGAGAAAGGATAAAGAAAAGGGATAAGATAAGAATGAAGAAAAAGAGTAAGGAACAGGGGGAAAGAAAATATAAATTAAACAATTTAAAATTATAAAAAATGAGAAATCGAGAATTATTTACCCGTAGATTAGAACAAATTGAAGGTAGACTTAAAGGGTTAACACTTATGGTCTCTAGAGGAGAAAGTGTTAGAGATTTTAAGCATGAAATATCTAAAATTGAAAACATGGTAGATGAATTGAAAGGATATATTGAACGTGAACCAATGTCTCCTGGAGAATTGAACCCAATTAGATAAAAAATTAAATTTAAATAAAAGTTATGAACAAATTATCCGCTGAACAAATCCAGGGAAACTGGAGTGTATTAATGTCTAAAATTGATGCTTATATAGCAGAACCTAGACGAACACAATTAAAAGATTTTTATGGTAAGTATGCAGAACGTATTATGTTAATGCCTGCTGCCCATAAAAAAGAATATCATAATGCATTCCCAGGTGGATATGTAGATCATGTTATTAGAGTTATAGATTGTGCCCTTAAAATAAATGATGTGTGGGTAGAAATGGGAGTAGATACTTCAACATATACAATTGAAGAACTAGTATTTTCAGCATTAAACCATGATTTAGGTAAAATGGGAGATGATGAACATGAATCTTATATCCCACAGACAGATAAATGGAGACAAGAAAAATTAGGTGAAGATTATATGTTTAACAATAAACTTCCATTTGCTTCAGTTCCAGATAGAGGTTTATTTTTACTCCAATCACATGGTATCCAGTATACATTCAATGAAATGATAGCTATTCAAACACATGATGGTTTGTATGATGAGGGAAATAAAAAGTACCTTATGACTTACATGCCCGAACAAAAACCTAGAACAGCTTTACCTTTTATAGTACACCAGGCAGATTTAATGGCTGCTAGAATTGAATTTGAAAAGGAATGGTTACCCAAATTTGGAAAAGATTTGGCTCCTAAAAAAGGAAATTTTACATTGGACCCAAAAAACCCGAAAACCACCTCTACAATGAAAACCAAAGCATTAGGTTCAATTAAGAGTGAAGGATTGAAAAACATGTTAGATAATTTATGATGTACACAATTATTATTTCTATACTTTCAGTTATGGTCGTGATCTTAGGATTTACGACCTTTAACTTATTACGTAAAAATGAGAAAGCAGAAGACATACTAGTAGGATATTTAGATTATCTTGACAAAATGTCTAAAGTGATTGAAGTATCAGATGCTAGACTTAAAAAAATAGACCATAGAGGTACATTTCAAAGTGATGATGAAGTAGGGTTTTTCTTTGATCAAATTAAAAAATTACAAGAAATCCTTAACGAATTTAAACTTAGAAGATACTAACATGGATTCTATAATTAGAAAACACAAATTAGAAAAGCAAAAAAAAGTATACTTTACTAAAGAAACAGAGGATGCTATTATATCCTATAATCTATCAGTAGATCCAGTTTTTAGAAGTAACATATATCAAGAAAGAATTCACTGGGCTTTTTATAAGTTAACAGAGAATATAATCCATACCTTTAAATTTTATCATACTGATGTAGAGGATCTACAGGATTTACAACATGAAATCATGACATTCCTCCTAGATAAAATACATTTATTTAGTTCTGAAAGAGGAGCTAAAGCATATTCCTATTTTGGAACCATAGTAAAACGTTACCTTATAATTTACACCCAGAAAAATTATAAAAAACAAATCAATAACCTTTCAGTTGATAGTTTAAGTAATTACTCTAATTTAGATACATCAGACCCATCATTTGTACATTCAAATAGATTAGATAAAGAAATTGGCGCATTAGTTGAAGTAACCGAAATATTCAGCGAGAATCCACTCAATGATCAAAAATATGAGTATGATGATAAGTTATCCTTATTTATTGATTTATACACTGATTATTGTACTAAAAATATTTATAAGTATTTTCCTAAAGAATATGATGCTCAAATAGCAGATGCTATTCTTGAATTATTTAGAAAAAGAGAAAACATAGATATATTCAATAAAAAAGCTCTTTACATCTATATACGTGAAATGGTAGATGTTAAAACTCCTAAAATCACTAAAATAGCAAATATTTTATACGACATATTTAAGAAAAAATATTTATTTTATCTTGAGTACGGGTATTTCCCATCTTAGAAATATTAATTTCACATATTTATAAATAAACTATGGGACAATTAGATTCAATAGTATTCGGTAAAAAAAAGTTTTCCGATATCTTAGAAGAAATATACAATAATCAAAAGAGAAAAGAAACACAAGTTTCGGCTTTGATTTCTGAACTTAAACCATTAGTTCAAGAAATTGGGGATGCTACTCTTATAGTACCTCTTATTAAAGAATATCTTGATATTAGTGTTAAGAATGATGAACAATTAATTAAAATGGCCACTATTGTTCAACGTGCTTTAAATAATGTTAATGAAGAAGGTAGTTTAGGAATTTCCGAAGAAGAAAAACAACAATTACTTTCAGCAATGGAAGATTTACAAGATAAAAAGAAAAAATAATGTTTAATCCTTTAGCGGGTCTAGATTCTATAATAAATATTGATAAAATTATAGCTGGGGTTCTCCCAAAAATATTTGCTGCACGGGTAAAATTTTGCATATTAGATAATAAAACTAGACCTGACCTTTTTAAAAAAAGTGGAGAATGGAGTTCTATAGGAGCAATTTATTTTGATTCCATAATTACTCCTAATTCTAATCCTAATTTTTCTAAAAACAATTTTGCTTTTCCTTTATTTCCTAATAATAAAACATTTCCATTAGAAAATGAAATAGTATATATTATATCTTTACCAAATAATAACCTTCAAAAAAATGTAAATGATATTTCATATTATTATTTCCAACCTATTAATATATGGAATAGTAACCATCATAATGCAATCCCAGATCCTATATTTGGAAAATCTTTACCTGAATTTCAAAGACGAGATTACCAACAAACAGAAGCAGGAACCGTTAGAAGAGTTACAGATAAAGGTACTGAAATTGACTTAGGTAATACTTTTAAAGAAAAGTTAAATATAAAAAGTATACAACCTTTTGAAGGGGATATAATATATGAAGGAAGATGGGGACAAAGTTTTAGATTTGGATCTACTGTAAATAATAGTGCTATTCTTAATCCTTGGTCTACAACTGGAGAAAACGGATCTCCAATTCTTATTTTAAGAACGGGACAATATGCTGATGGAAAAGATCCTTGGATACCTCAAGTAGAAGATATAAATAAAGATATTTCAGCAATATATGCTACTTCTACTCAGAAGATCCCTATTCAAGTATCAAGTAAAAGAGATTATAATTCATACCAGAAAGCACCTGAATCACCCGAACAGTTTGCTGGGGAACAAATTATATTAAATTCTGGTAGACTATTATTTAATACTAAAACAGATTCAATTTTATTTAGTTCTAATAAAACTATAAATTTAAATTCTGTAGAAAGTGTTAATATAGATTCTCCTACATTTGTAGTAAGTTCAACAAATATATTTTTAGGAGATAAAAAAGCAACTGAACCTGTTATATTAGGAGATACATTTTTAAATGATTTTCAACAATTACTAACTCAACTAATATCTTTATCTAATATATTAGCAACAAATTCATTTGGAGAATCTGGAACTGGAAAACCTATTTTTCAATTAATTGAACCTGCTCAAAATGTATTAACTAATGCTCAAAATATGTTAAATAGAATAAATAATTATAAATCTAAAGTAAGTAAAACTAAATAATGGCTTTTGATAAAGTAATCTTAAGAGTAATAACCCGAACTGTCAAATCAACAGCAAGACTTGATGTTGCTATAAATTCGATCAAAACCCAATTTGATAATGGATGCCCTATCCGTGAAGAAATTGAAAATATAATTGTATTAAAACAAAATTTCCAAAAGCCATTAATTCAAGCTTTAGAGGCATTAAATACAATAAATAAAACAGCAGGAACTATAAACGGAATACTTACAGGAATAGATGCCGCTATAACAGCAATTAAAGCCATCCCAATCCCCTCCGCTATTACTCCATTAGCACCAGCTGGAATTGGACCCAGTTTAATACCTGGAAGA